GAACTATTTGATCAGTATGGCGTTGCAATTCAATCAGACGCAACAGCAGTTATCTAATCTAGGTTAGATATACACTATTAGGATAGGGCCTTTTGGGCCCTATTCTTTTGAAAAGTCTATGGTTTCTAACCAAACTGCTAAATACAAATACTAAACAAATTAGCGGCTTGGGAAGGACCCAACGGCGTATTATAAAGGACAGTATCCTATGGCGATAACACTAGCAACAATTTCTGATATTCAAGATTATGAGCCAGATATCACAGAGTTTGGTATCCCTGATTTTGCAGAAGAAATTTCAAAAGCACAAGCAGACGTATTTAGAGATCTAAGAATCCGTTGGTGGCCTACATACCACAATGGCATCTATGATTTGGCAAAACTTACAATGAGTAATGAGCCAGACGAAGATCTATACACTGCAAGCCAATTGACTAGAGCCTGTGCCTACAATGCACTTGGTTTCCACATTTATCCTAAACTCGCTAAATTTGAACCAGAACAAGATTTATTTGAACGCAAGATGGAGTTCTATCGTAAGGAATACGAAAGAGAACTTGATCTAGTATTGCGTGATGGTGTTGAATATGATGCGGATAGCAGTGGAACAGTTTCAGACGACGAAAGAGAAGCAACTCACTACCTCCGCCTTAAAAGGTAGGAAGGTATGTCAAACAGAGAATCCGCAGTAAAAAATATTATAGAAGTCCTGGAGGATATGAGTCCGCCAAGACCCGTATTTGTGTCAAGAGAGCCATTTGATTTAGACAAGTTGGCAATGACACAATTTCCTGCTCTATTGGTAACAGCAGGCAACGAGACACGCGAAGATAACGCTATGGGTGGTTCTAGAAGAGGAATCATTGAAGTGAATATCAGAGGATTTGTTCGCTCTGATGGTAGAAAGGGTTTCGTTCAAAGCGTGGATGAAAAGCGAAACAACCTAATAGAAAGAATAGAAGAAGCACTTAACACGGATCGCACAAGAGAACTGTCGCATCCAACGGCAACAACAACACACGTGACTTCAATTGAAGTGGTTGATAGAACACCGCCTCTGGGCGAGTTCTTAATGATTGCTGAGGTGCATTATTCATTTACTAAAGGAGCAACATAATGCAATTTACAAAAATTAGCAAGGATGGCGCAATAAGAACTATTGAAAGCCACAAACTACAAAGATTTCTTGATGCTGGTTGGATACAGATACCAGCAGAAGAAAAGAAAGTTACTAAAAGCAAAAGCAGTAAGAATAAAATTACGGCAGATGCCCAAGTGACTTCAAAAGAACCATCTGAAGAAGAAGTGGTAGAAATTGAAGAGGATGAGGATCCAGACGCAATGGACACTCTTACTTTTTCCTATGATGATTTTGAAACTGCCAAAAAGGAGGACTAGACTATGGCAAATTATACAGGCGAAGGTGGAGCAGTAACTATCATTGATACAACTGATAGTGCTGGCGAAACTAACATTGCTGAAGTTCGTTCCTGGACAGTAGAACACACTAAAGACGTGATTGAAGACACTGTTATGGGCGATGCGGCAAGAACATACAAACACGGGTTACACCAATTTACAGGATCAATGGAAGTGGTTTATGAGGATTCTCATAATTCTGCTAAGGCATTTGACCCTGCAAGTGATACTGACTTAACCGTTACATTTTATGCGGCTGAGGCAAGTGGTGGATCACCTAAATTTTCAGGTAACATCCTTGTAACTTCTGTTTCAAGAACAGCATCATTTGATGACCTAGTAACTGCAACAGTAAATTTCCAAGGAAGTGGCGCACTGACAATTGGAACCGTGTAAGGCTGATGCTGACTTTTAAAGTCACAGGCACGAGACAGGCTATGAGGCATCTTGAAAGAGAAAAAGATGCCCTTCATACCAGAGTGGCAAATGATATATTGGAGATTGCAAGATCCAAGACTCCAATAGACAAGGGTCAAGCGAGGCGCGGTTGGCGATTAGAGAACAAAAGTCGTTCTAAACATATTGTCAATCGCGTTCCTCACATTGATGCACTTGAACGTGGGCACTCAAAACAAGCACCTAATGGGATACTTGGACCTACCGTTGGGGAGATAACACGTAGGAGTTATAAATGAGTATATTAGAAAATGTGAAATCACATTACAAAAGCAAACTTTCTGGAGAACTTGAAAAGATTAGTGTTCCAGAATGGAAGACTGACATCTATTACAAAACGGCACATCCGTTTGCAGTAGAGTCAAAAATTATTGAATTGCAACAGGCTGGTAAGACAGTTGAAGCATTGGTAGAAAGTGTAATACTAAAGGCATTGGATCCACAAGGCAAACCCTTGTTTGGTAAATTTGACAAGGCAACGCTAATGAATGAAGCAGATCCAAATGTGTTAATGCGTATTGCCGCAATTTTGAATGCCACTACTTCAGAATACGAGACTGTTGAAAAAAACTAAGAGAGGACACTGAACTCCAGTTAATTGTAAAGATTGCGAAGGAGTTAGGGAAAAGCATAGAAGAGGTTATGCAATTCAGTGTCCTGGAAATAAACATTTGGGCCGCTTGGTTCAAGATGGAAACGGAGGCAATAAAGAAGAGTTATGGCAGCAACACAAACAGTCCAAATAGTCGCCGTAGATAAAACGGCAAGAGTATTAGGAAGTGTTAATAATCGCCTAAAAGGCATTGGCAAGGATGTCAATAAACTTGAAAGCGGTTTTGGCAATCTTCAGGGCAAGATACTGGCAGTTGGTGCCGCACTTGGTGGTGCCTTTGGTATCAGAAAAATCCTACAGGTTTCAAGTGAAGTTGAACAGTTAGGATTGCGTTTCCAATTCCTCTTTGGTTCAGTTGAAGAAGGTAACAAGGCATTTGATGAATTGCTTGATTATGCTTCTAGAGTTCCTTTCACACTAGAACAGATACAACAGGGTGCAGGTAACCTAGCAGTTATTTCTGATAACGCAGAAGAACTTGGTAAAAACCTAGAACTTGTTGGTAATGTTGCCGCGGTAACTGGACTTGATTTCAAAACTGTTTCTGAACAGATACAGAGATCATTTAGTGGTGGTATTGCGGCGGCTGAAATCTTCCGTGAAAGAGGCGTAAGGGCATTATTAGGATTTTCAAATGGTGCAAAAGTTACTGCCGCTGAAACTGAAGAAAGGTTCAACGAAGTATTTGGACCCAACGGACCATTTGGTAATGCCGCGGCTGTGTTAGCAAACACCTATGAAGGTGTGCTGTCAATGATACAGGATAAAATCTTTAAATTTACATTGGCATTGGGAAGACAGGGTGGCTTGTTTGATTTTGCCAAGGGCATACTTGGTGCAATAGATCAAACTCTAAATGAGAGTTTTGGAAGCATAGAAGAATTTGCGGCTAATGTTGGACAGAAACTAATTGAAGTTACTAAAAACATTGCCATTGGAACTGCACAATTATTAGACACACTAACACCAGTATTCAACTTCATTGCCAAGGGCGTTAATAATCTAATTGACTTTGCTAATATGTTGCCATCAGGCATCAAGGCACTTGGTATAGTTGGTTTCCTAGCATTAGGACTAAAAGGCAAATTGATTGTGATTGCAATCAGTTCAGTGTTTGACAAGGTTATACAAATCATAAATGGATTCCTTGGTGTTATGGAGGATTCAATCAATTTCATTACTGACAAGATTAATGGAATGATTGAAAGTATCAACGCAGTGTCAAGCAGAGTAGGCATTCCAGAAATCCCACTAATGGAAAGAATTGCATTTGGCAGAGTTACTGCTGAAGGTATGAAGAAAAAGTTTGAAGATGTGCTAGGCGTATTTTCAGATGATACACAAATTAAGAAGATGGGTGAAATTGAAGCGGCAACAACAAGATTCATTTCACTAATTGAAAAAGTGCAGGCTGGTAACAAGGCTGCCGCAGAAGAACAGAAAAAAATATTACAAGAACTTGGTTTAAGCAATCAAGCAGAATTACAATTTGTTGGCAGTGTTGAAAAAGTCCTAGCAGGCATCAGAAAACAGGGTGATGCCATTAAAGGTTTAACTGTGGATCAACAGGTAAGTTTAGAATTAGAAAAATTGAAACTAGATGAAATGTTTGCACAGGCGGACGTTTCAAAAGAATTACTTGAAGCCAAGAAAGCAGAAATAGAAGCGGCTGTTAGACAGAATGTTTTATTGAAAGAAAGAAAAACATTAGAAAACGAATTGCGTTCATTAAGCGGCTCATTGGGCAAGGGCGTGTTGGATAAATTTGATCCTGAAAAGGCAAGAATGGAAAAAAGTTTAGAAACATTAGAACAAGCCAAGGATCAAAAATTATTAAGTGAAGAAGAATATCTCAAGGCAAGAGAAGCACTGAACAAACAGTATAATGACAAAGAACAAGAGCGACAAAAACAACAGGTAAGTGACACTCTTGGTGCAATCAAGAAAGGCACTGTTCAAGTTGAGGACATTGAAAAATTAAGTGGTAAGCAAAGGCTTCAATTGCTAGGTAACATAGGCAAGGATTTGTTAAGCACACTAGGACAGACAAATGAAAAGGCATTTAAACTTGCCAAGGCTGTTGCTATTGCTGAAGCCGTTGTTAATGTGGCAAGAGGTATAAGTGCGGCATTGTCTTTACCATTCCCATTCAACCTTGGAGCGGCGGCATTGGTTGCGGCACAGGGTTATGCACAGATTAGTGCCATTAAGAGTTCGCAATACACGGGTCCAAGAGAGAAGGGTGGTCCAGTTGGTGCTAACCAAAATTACCTCGTAGGAGAATCTGGACCAGAAATTTTGAGTATGGGTCCAAATGCAGGAACAATTATTCCTAACGATCAAATGGGACGAGATGTTACTGTTAATTTTAACATCAATACAGTTGATGCTGAAGGATTTGATGAATTGCTTATAAGAAGAAGAAGCACAATTACAGGCATCATCAACAATGCCTTAACCAAACAGGGCAAACAAGGAGTTATATCATAATGGCATACATAGGTAATTTTCCAACTTCGCCAGGTTTTAGCAGGGCAAAATTTAATCAAAATACAACAACAAAGACAACAACAACGCAGAGTGGTAGAAGCATTAGGGCAACCAATTCAACAACCTTATGGACTGCAACGCTATCATTTCCAACTATGTCACAGGCAGAGTTTCGTCCAATACAGGCATTCATAGTGCAGGCAAAAGGACCACTAAATGAATTTGATATTGTGATACCAACAGTAAGTGAAAGCCAATCAACCGTTGCGGCTAGCGTGGTTGCAAATGTTGATGGAGCACATTCAGTTGGTGACACGGCAATTGCCATTAGCACAAACCAATCAGCACAGACAGTTTTGAAGGCAGGTGATGTTGTTCGTTTTGCAAACCACACAAAAGTCTATATGGCAACAACTGATGTCAATAGTGATTTGTCAGGTAATGCAACGCTTAACATAGAACCACCATTGGTTGAAAACCTAGTTGATTTAGAAGGCATAACCACAAACAATGTTCCATTTAGAATGATACTTGCAAATGACTTACAGGAATTTAATTACGGAACCAACAATTTAGTAAATTACGAAATAGACGTTGAAGAGGTATTGTAATGCCCAGAGAACTTAGTGCAAATCAAAACACCTACCTAGCAGGTAACAGCCTAATTGGCATTACCCTAATTGAAATAGGTATCAATGGTAGCACCAACAAGTTCTATACTGATGCACCATTTGATATTGATTATGATGGTGATACCTATGAAGCACAGGGCAATTTTTTGGGTGTAAGCGAAACTTCAGAAACTGCCAATCTACAGATTACATCAATCAATCTTATCCTTAGTGCATTGGACATAGCAGTGGTTTTAGATTTGTGTGATTCAAATCAGATTAACCAGCCTGTTACTATTAGAAAAGCATTTCTTGATCCAACGGATTATTCATTGATTGGAGACAGTGCTGGTGATAGAGCCATTGTGATATTCAAGGGCAAGATTACGAGTTATAGAATTGAAAATGCTGAACAGACTGCAACAATTAATTTGGAAGTAACCAGCCAATTTGCCAACTTTAACAGAACTACTGGACGCAGAACAAATCAAGGAAGCCTACAGAGAGAACACGCAACTGATTTTGGATTTCAATATGCACACGAACCAATACAGGACATCAAGTGGGGTAAGAAATAATGATTAGAGAATTAAGAACAAATGAATTAGAAAAATTTACTGATCTAGCAGTGCAACACGCCATTGATGCGGGTTTAATCAGTCACGATCAATTAGAAAGAAACTATGTGAAGCAACAGTGTAAGCAGGTTATGATTAGTCCTGATTATAAGATACTGGTTGTGGTAAAGGATGATGTGTTCGTTGGATACGTGGTTGGTAATATCACACAGAAATTATGGAACTCTAGCCTGTTTGGTGAAGTCATAATGTTCTTCATACATCCAGATGTTAGAAACAAGTATTTGGCTGATGATCTATTCCAGGCAATACAGGATTGGTTTATAGACAATGGTTGCATCTATTTTCAGGCATCCTGTATGAATTACACACAAGATTATAAGGCAAATGATGATTACCTACGCAGAAGCAGAATTTATTTTCAGAAACAACATATGAATGAAGTTGGTTATCATTTTGTAAAACAACTGGAGAGAAACTAATGGGTGGTGCAGCCAAGGCAATTAAGAAAGTCGTAAAAAGTGTCGTCAAGGCAGTGGTAGGCGTTGTAAAAAGCGTCGTGAATTTTGTTGGCGATGTTGTTGGCTTTGTATTTTCGCCATTTGGTGCATTTGATACTCCACCAGTTCCAGATCCAGGACAGGCGGCACAGGGCGTTACTGTATCTAAAACAGGAACAAACAATCCTCTGCCTGTGGTTTATGGATATCGCCGCGTAGGTGGCAACATAGTATTTGCAGAATCAAATGGAACTTCAAACAAGTATCTATATATCGTTTATGCAATCTGTGAGGGTGAAATACACGGTGTTAGAAAACTAATTGTAAATGATGTTGAACTGCCCACGCAGGGTTCAGTGCATACACCAGAAACTGTTTATACAGTAAGCAGTGGTAGATTTAAGAACAGAATGCAATACCAAATATTCAATGGAACTGAAACACAAGGACAGAGTTCATTAGCAAACCAAACACCAAACTGGCCTAAGAAACGCAGAAGATTGCCAGGCATTGCCTATGTGGTATGCCGTTTTGAATGGAAGGAAATAAAATCACAAGCAGATGCTGACAACAACCCATATGCGGGTGGTATTCCAAATGTAAGTTTTGATATCTATGGTAAGAAAGTGTATGACGTTAGAACACACGGTTCAGGCAAGGACCTATCAGGCACCTATGCATCAAGAACCAAGCGTTATAATTTCAATCCAGCAAACTGCCTACTTGATTATCTTGAAAACCCAAGATATGGAGCAGGATTGCCTGCAAGTGAAATTGATGCGGAAGCATTCAAGATTGCGGCTAACAAGTATGAACAAACAGTGCAGTATTCAAACAAGCAGACTGGTAGGGCAATGACAATAAATGCTGTTGTGCCAACCAGCCAAAAGGTATTTGACAATATTAAGACATTGGTTGCTGGTGCAAGAGGTATTATGCCATTTGTTGAAGGCAGATACAAATTAAAAGTTGAGGATGGAGGACATCCTACTGACATATCATCAACGACTGTTACGAGTGCATATGACGTAACAAGTGAAAATATTGTTGGAGGCATTACAAT